GCTTATCGGCATCTTCAGGATTTACGTCATCTACAGATAAATCTTTTATATAAATGTCGACTCTTCTGCTTTTTTTACAAGGCAGTTTATAAGGTCTATCACATCTTGCACAAAAAGTATTTTCTGCAGCTCCGCTATCAGCAGCTGCAGTATCTTCAGAATCACTTTTCCCTAAAGGTGTTAACGTATATTCAATATTTTTACCTAAATTAGTCAGTAAAGTTTTAACATTTTTTTCAAACCATTCTTTTGACTTAGCTGCACGATCATTAGCTAAAACAATATTTCTTTTAGATTGAGCTGCCTTAGGTTTTGAAGCATTCCCAATGAAAGTAACTTGTACTTTAGTTTTATTTTCAAGAATATCAAAAAATCTTTGCTGCCATTCAAAATAAAAAGGCACATTCAATCCAAAATTAGTTGTATCTTGAAAAGTTTCGTTAACAATGTCAAGACACCCATCAGGAAAAGTGTATAAATTAAGTTTACTAAGATCATAAGTAGCTTGTTTTGTTTTCCCTGCGGCATTAACAATTTTCCCTGAAGAATCTTTATACTCAAGACCGTTAGAAGTCCTAACAATGTATCCATCATTAGTAATATAGCCATCTGCATCTCCTGCATCTTCGTATCCAACATTTCTTTCTTTCAATTGAGCAAAATTTAATGCCTCTCGAACCTCATCATTTGAGACAGAAGCCAAATTTGCTTTATTTACAGATCGAGGAACTGTAATTTCATTGTTAGGGAAATAAATACTCAAAACAAGCTTACCATATTCTCCCTGTTCTTCTTTCTTCTTTACTTCTTTAGCTTTTACTTTCTCAACTTGCTTTACAGTTTTTGTATAAGTTGTAACCTTTTTCATCCTAGGCTCTTTAGGACGTTTTATTTTATCAAGTTCATTTAAATCATTTTGAGAGATATTCTTTTTTAACTTGTATTTTTTCTTTGCATCCATCTCAATTTCCTTATCTCCTTTGAAATAACGCTCCCAATATTGAGTTTTTTCTCCAACCAATATTTGCAAAATATCAGGATAGTCAACAGGGATGGTAAAAGATAAACTGCCTGTTCTCTCAGTATTATTATAAGTATGAATTTTTTCGCCTCTCCCAATAAATTCATGACCGCCCCAATTAGGAGTCACAGTTTCACTGAAATCAAGATTATACGGTGGAAACCACATAATTCTTCCTCTAGTACCTGTCAATGGATCGCCTGCACCCTGTTCACACTCAGGAAGGTCATCCATATGGTCATTCCAAGCAAGGTTTTCCAAAGAAAGCATGTATCTTTTGATAACAGTATCATTCGCAAGATTATTTCTCCCATTAGCCTCACGAGTCGTTGGAGCCATATTGATCAAACCATTCTCATTAAGAACACTGCGCTTATCTCCGTTGTCAAGGGCTCTATGTCTTAAAGTTCTATCAAGTCGGTTATATCCACGCTGTTTTGTCCAAACTCTAAAATATTCTCCCTGCTGAATAACGGTTCCATCGTCATCAGTATAAGTTTTTGAAGCAGTTGTACCATCACCTCTTGAAATTATTCTTGATTCTCCATCAATAACTTCAGTAAATTCTTTTTTACTTAAGTCTAAAAATGCTTCACCTTGATTTACAACTTCTTGAGTTTTAAAAAGCAAAGTTTTAGGTTTAAATGGATTTGAAGAAAGAGTTGTATCAGAAGTCAACTTGCCTACCCAACCAATTGCTTGAGCCTCATCAATTTTAGAAGTTGGTGCTAAATCTGTAATGTCATTAGTCCACATGAACCAAAAACCATCCGAAAAAATCTGTTTTTCTATGGCACCAAAACTTCTTTCGTTATTTTTATGTCTACTGATAACACCATAAGGTTCATAATAACCATAAGGCGTTGCTGCAGCAGTATCTTCATTCACAATAAATTCTCTAACGTCTAAAGAATTTTTATTAAAGTGGGTATAACCAACATATTCTTTAGCGTATAAAGTCTTTAACTTCCCTTCAATCTTAGGATGGTACAGATTCATATCCATAAGAGACATAAGTTGCTTCTCCTGACCTTTTCCTGTGTAATCTAATAGAAGGTTCATCTGTTCGGTATAAGATAGCTCAGAGCCCTTATAAGTAACTTTTCCATTAGAAACAGACTTTGGTCTATTGAAGTTAAAAATTTCTTCAGGGATGTAAGAAATAGGATTCTCAACACCGCCTAATTTTGCTACAAATTCTGCAAAATCACCTAGTTTTGTTTTAGGCGAAGTTATACTATAATCGCTACGAATCAATTCACCTCCATCGAGCAAAGAGAATACATTAGTGTTCAATAATCCTAAGGCTTTTCTCTTAACACCATCTGTAATTTGATTATTCAGAGCGGTGTTAAGAGCTTGACCTCCAATGACACCTATTTTAGAATCATTAGTGTTAAACTTTCCTATGAAAATGTCTGCTAAAGTATTTCCTCGATTCTCTAAATCGGAAAGCACTTGTTCCATAGATTCAGCATAGTTCTCTAGTTGGTCTTGTACTCCAAGAGCTTGTTCAACCTCATAAGGAATATAATCCAAACTAGCGTACTTATTATAGATTCTATTGGAGACATAAATATCTTCACTGATTTCTTCAATACTAGGCATGTCAATAACTGACACATCTATAGGAGAATTATCAAACTCAACATAAGTATCTTGAGGAAAAACGTTATAATCTTTTGAATCTCTTAAGGCAATAATGCCCACATCTGAAACCGAAGGAGATTCAGTATTAACATCGTTGGTATAGTCTTGTATTGCAGTTCTTCCATAATCTTCAAGATAACCTTCAAAACCATTTTCGATAACATCGTCAGCCCCTTGAAGATTTTTAGGCTTCAAGCGAAATCTTTCGTTATTTCCTATGAGAGATAATAATGTTGCCATTCTTTATAAATAAATATTCTATTGTATTTTATTATCGATTTGTAGTAGTGGTTCGTAATGAACCTTCCCATCCTTTTTTCAAAGCCTCAACAATTTGTTCCATTTGAGCATCTGTTAATTTTCCTATTTCCTCACCTTTGGTATTAATAATTGTAAATTCTCCTGTAATTTTTTCAAAAACGTGTACAACAGTATTATTGTCTGCATCGAATTTTGTAGGTGCATCCTTTATATTAGAAATACGATCTGAAAGAAGCTTCATATCATCGCTAGAAATATTTGGGGTTGCTGATGTTTTATTTTCAGGTTGATTTAAATATTCGCCTGTTTTAGTACCATCTAAAAGACCCTTATATTCACCAATAACATCTTCCATTGTACGCCCTTTGGTACTAGGGATATTAACAGCTAATCCAATTCTGTTCCCAATAGTATTATTATACCAACCATATAAGCCATTTGTGAAACTTCTTCCTGCATTTTCAAAAGCTAATGTAATTGACCCATAAAAATATTTACCTATATTTGTCCCAACATTGCTTAAAATGTCCCCTGCTTCACCTAAAATAGGGCCTGCAATACCTGCAATATCTGTAACTGCATCACCAACATTATTAGCAGCAGCCTTAGCTGTACCTAAAATATTACCTTCTGACAAAGGTCTAATAACATTAAGTAAATTTTCAATTGCTACAGCATTATTTTGTTTAAATGCCTCCAAAAAAGGTGCAATTGTATCTTTTACATTACCTGCGCCCGTTTTAAGAATCTCCGAAACTTTAGCAAGCCCTGAAGGGTCTAATGCCATAGTCTTTATGGTTTCATTAAGACGAGTCATTGTTTCAGCTAATTTTTCATTAGAAGTTGCAATTTGTTCAAAAGTATCTTCTTTAGTTCCTGTAGCTGAAAGCGAAAGTTTGTCAATGTCTTCTTTTTGCAGATCACTAACTTTTTTCTTCACACCATCAATAGCAACTTCCCAATCTCCAAATTGATTTTTTTCTGCAGCACCTGAAACTTTTGCAAGCATGCTATCAAACCCATCCATTGATTTAAGATTATTAGCCATAACACCGCTAATATCTAATTCTTTAACTTGACTTGTAGCGAAATTGGTAATCTCCTTCATGTCCATTCCGAGCTCTTTGGAAGCGTTTCTTAAAAGGTGGAGTTGTTGTGGGCTGAAAACAACTTTACCATCTTCACCCATTTTACCCATAGTTGCCAAAGCTTTCCCAAGGTCTTGCTGCAGTCCTTCAACATCATTTCGAGACTTCGTTATTAATTCAAAAGGATTTCCCAAATTTGCAAAGGCACCACCCATTAATTGAAGATTAGAAGCCATTTCCATAGCACCTTCAATACCACCTTCATTAACCTTATCTGCCAAAGAAAAAGCTGAAGCCATACTAGAATTAGTACGAGCAGCATATAAAGCCATTTGCTCTAACCCTTTAACACCATTCTTAAAACCATATTGATTAACTTTATCAATATTATCCTTAAGAATTTTTACAGCTTTCGTTGGAAGAATACCTAGTTTATCGGAATCTTTGACAAATTCCCTCATTCTTTTTGTAGAAGTACTAATACTAACACCTAAAGTTTTATAAGTGGATACAATATCTATAGATTCCGCACCAAAAACTTTACCCATTTTAGCTAACTCTGCCATGTCACCTTTAGTCATCTGCATAGAACGACCTGTATTAGTGAAAAAATCATTAAGAGTTTTTGACATATCTTCAGCAGATATACCCATTTCAACAACAAGTGGATATGCCTCTTGAAAACTGCCCTTCAAACTTTTACCAAGTTCTCCTGCGATTCCAAGACTTTGAACAGTAGTAGACATATATCCCGTTATCTCATCCCAATATTTTATTGAGCCCATTGGGGTGTAATCGTCAAGACCCATATTAAATTCAGGCATCATCTTTTGCATGATACCTTGAAGCCCTGAAGCAATTTTAACAATCGTATTTTGTATTGCTCCTTCGCCACCTGTTAATGATGTCTCAAGAGCAATACCTTTAAAACTAGGAGCGTCATTACTACTAGTACCACTAGGTTTAGGCGGCATAAACTATTTTCTTATAAATACAAAAAGGGACTTTTTTTAGCCCCTTTTCATAAATTTATTGTTATTTTTCTTTTAGTTTCTCTTGAACCTCAATCAATTTGTTATAATAATAATCTTTTTCCCAAATAGGCATAGTCATCACGTCAATCCATGTGAATTTCCATTTGTGGACAAGATATAGTCTTTTCATCAAATGATATTCTGTAGATTCTTTATTATAAATCGGGGAAAAAGAACTCCACAATATTGAATGCAAGGGTTGTTTGAAATCGGGCACCGCTCGGAGCGGTCACCTCAACCTCAAAATTAATTGATGGCATACATTCATCCATAAAAACATAAAGCTTTCGACTGTCCATAATGTTCATATTTCTCAAGAACTTCGATTTTTCAAAAACATCATCAATACCTTCAATAGAAACAATCTGTTGTTCAAAACGGAATATTTTATAGTAAGAATCTTTTGTATTTTTCAACTGTTGTTCACGTTTTTCCTTTTGACGGATCAATTTCTCATCTTCGCCCGTCAAAAGTCTGAAAGTTACAACTCTATTAGCTTTAGGCAGCTTGAATTCAAACAAACCTTCCTGCGATGGCAAATGTTTTAATTCTTTGGTTTCCAAAGCCATCAAATCTACATCGTATTCAAATGGTAAATTAGTTTCAGGGTCAGTCAAATTCAATTTATACATTTGCTCCATTGTAGCTCGCAAATATACCAAAAGAGATAAGCGGTCTCCTGTAGTGAATTTCTCAACAGGGTAAGGGGAAACAACTTTTCTCTTTAGAAGTTCAGTAATCATTTCACCTGACTCTAAAAGTGTCGGAGAAAGCAAGATATTCTCATCTTGAGTAACCAAGTCCATTACTTTAACTTCAGTAATTCTTTTTCCATCTACCATAGGATAAAACATTCCTTGAGAAGTTAGACCTACAGTTTCACTCATTGGCTCATAAGAAGCAAATGGGTTCATTTGGCTGTATTGTTTTTCAAATTTTAATTGTTCCGATTTCAGTTGTTCTGCGTCCATAGTTTTTATTTAATGTAAAAGTGTTTATATACAATTAAATATCGCTATCAAAATTTTAGAAAAAAAAAAACGGCTTCTTGAAAAAAGAAGCCGCTAATATCAAAACTAAAATTTTATCCAAACAAGTGAACACAATATTGTGGTTGAATATCGAAACTAAGAGTTCTAACAGCTCCATCTCCATATTTAAAGTCACCAAATTTTACAGCACCTACAATAATTGCATTTTTTATCAGCCATTCTTCTGTAGCAACGCCTGTTGGGTCTATAGATTGAAGGATTAAATCTTTGGCACAACCTACATTATAACCCATACGACCTGTAACAGATTCTGCATGTAGACGAACCCACTCCATAAGAGCTTCAGACTGTGAAGGTGCAATAAAATCTTTAACCGAAATACTCATTTTACTCCAAGAGTACCCTGTTGTATAATAGGTTTTTGTATTTATAAACGACATATCTTTTGAATCAATTGTTATTTCAGGTGAAACTACAGATTCTATAGCCCATGTTTGAATTCCAACATCATCAGGGAAAAGTAATACCCATCTGTTAGTTAATTTTGGTTCGTATTTTAGCGGAGCATTTAAAAGTAAATTTGCCATATTAGTTCTTTATTATTTTTGTATTTTGTAATAAATATTGAGATTTTTTTTTTTCAAAGAAAAAAATCATAATTCCCAATAATTTTCTGATTCTGTAATCCAACAAGTTTCAATAGGATCGAGCCAACAATTATTATCAATAAAAGGACTACAAACAACTGCACAAGAAAAATCGATTGCTTCTATTGAACCACACTTTGATACTTGAGCTGCAGAAATTTGTTCATTTGTTTCAAGATTAAAATATATTGTAGAAGTAATCATACTACCATTTGGCAATATTTGGCTTATGACCATTTTTCTTACTTTAGTACAATCAATCACTTCTTTAGACAACAGGATTACATACAACTGCACAACTAAAAGTTAAAGCAGCCACATTTGTACATTTTGAAACTTGAGCTTCAGTCAATTGACCACCTGAATCAATATCGAAATAAATTATTGACTGAAGAACAACTCCGCTTGGTAAAAGTTGGTTAATAACCATCTTTCGAACCTTTGTGCAATCTACCATTATTTATATTTACTTTTAGTTTGTTTTTGTTTTTTCAATCGTTCAACTTCTTTGGCTTTATTAATACCTTCTCTTAAGAAAGCTGAAACTGCATCACTGACGTGTTTTATAGTCGCTCTACCCATAAAAACATCTCTAACAATATCCATAAATCCTTTTTGTACATTTCCATCTAAAAAATCTCCAAAATACAAATCTTTTGATTTTTCAATAATATATTTCATGATAACAAGGCTAACCACTTTTGAAGCTTCAGTTGTGTCTCTCCTATCAAGCATATTTTTAACTGCATCATAGCTTAAATTCATTAAACCTTCTCTAATACTTCTTTTCAAATCAGGTTTAATATAAGGCAAATATTTTAAGATGTTTAGCATTAAAGTCATTTTACTTTTAGTTTCCCTATTAGAAAATGCAGCCCTAACTCTATCGATTCTATTTCTTATATTTCCTCCGATACCTAAAATATCTTCAGAAATTTCACCTTCAGAAAATAAACCTAAAAACTCTTGATCAGAATCTAAATTACTAATTTTAGGCTCTATAAAATTTTGAAGTAACTCTTTTTTGAAATCATTTCTTACTGTAGGGTTAGCCAAAGCTTCACTCAAACCTGAATAAATCGCCAAATCCAATTGCCCATTACCTGTAGAAATCTTTTTCATAAAAGGAGTAATCTGTCGGATTCTACTCAAGAAACTATCTTTTCCAAAAGTTTTTTGTACAAAAAATTCAAGGATTGGAACCCCAATTAACTCAAATAGATTATCTTTATTTACAGGATTTGCAGGGTTCGCAAGATAATTGGTTATGATTGATAAAATCATCATATTTGACTTCCTAGAGTTTTTCC